GACTCCACAACGGGATTTTATTTTCTATGATAAAGCTGAATTACGCGGCATTATTAGAGCGTTCAAAGGATTAACTGAGGAAGCCCAGCAAGAGGCTAAAAATGCTTCAAGCGCACTAGCTCAGTATGCTGGTGAACAAATTAAAGCCGCAGCTGGATCTGCTCCTAATCCTAATGTAGCCAAAAGAATTGCCGAAGGCTTCAAGGTTTCCAAGTCATCTAAGATTGGTGAGCTTTCATTTGGATTTGCTGGTCAGAAATTCTCAGGTGGGGCAACCACTCAATTTAACCCAGGCAAGCAAGGCGGTAATGGTCTTTTGGCAGGTGCCGAATTTGGTGCTGACATTAAAGAAAGAAAACGCACATCTGGTACTTATGAAGGCTATAAGCAATTCCCATCCAGATCGCCTAGACTCAACCGTAGAGGTAATGAAGGATATTTTATCTATCCAACATTGCGTAAAATTCAGCCTGAGTTAATTAAACAATGGGAAGAATCATTTAGTAGAATCGTGAAAGAGTGGGATAAATAATGGCTGGAAGTAGAACCCTCAAACTCTCGATCCTTGCAGATGTTGATGATCTAAAAAAGAATTTAGCAAAAGGTACCGATGAGGTACAGACTTTTGGTAGCAAGATTGCTGACTTCGGCAAAAAAGCTGGGATTGCATTTGCTGTCGCTGGAGCCGCTGCCGCTGCCTATGCTGGCAAACTAGCGATCGATGGCGTTAAGTCTGCCATTGCAGATGCCGCTGCTCAGGAAAAACTTGCTATTACTTTAAGAAATGTAACTGGCGCTACCAATGCCCAGATTGCGGCTACTGAAAGTTACATTACCAAAACTTCATTAGCTTTTGGGGTTACAGATGATGAACTACGCCCTAGCCTAGAAAGACTTGCTAGAGCTACTGGAGATGTTACTGCGGCACAGAAACTTCAGGCTATTGCCCTAGATGTTGCAGCTGGTACTGGTAAATCCTTAGAGAGCGTTACAAATGCCCTTGCTAAGGCACAGGAAGGCTCTACAACGGCTTTAGGCAAGCTAGGGGTTGGATTATCTAGGGCTGAACTTGCTGGGCTCTCAGCTGACCAGGTATTCGCTAAATTGGCTGACACATTTGAAAACCAGGCAACTGCCAAGGCTAATACATTCCAGGGACAAATGGATCGCCTAAAGATTGCATTTGATGAAGCCAAGGAAACTGTTGGCACATTCATACTTCAGGCAATTACTCCAATGGTTGAAAACATTGTTAAATATGTAATGCCAGCACTTGAAGCATTTGTGCAAGGTTTCCAAGGTGGAGATGGATTAAAGAATGCTTTTGACGATATCATTGAGGTTGCTAAGACAATCCTGATCCCTATTCTTGATGGATTAAGATCTATATTTAATAGAGTTAAAACTGCGGTAATGGATAACAAGGAAGCCTTTTCCGCTCTGTGGACTTTTGCTAAAGAATATCTTGCTCCATTCTTAGGCGGCGCTTTCAGAGTAGCTTTAGAGGTAGTCGGCGTTGCAATTGGCGCTGTGGTTACAGCTGTAGGATTACTTATTAAAGCCTTTCAAACTCTATTTGAGTGGGGAAACAAAGTTAAAGATTTCCTAACATTTGGCGGCGGTGGCAGCAATGCATCCAGGTCTAGTTTTGAAATGCCAGGCTTTAATGCTGCTCCATTTGTAGCTTCTCCTGGCGGTGGCTACTCAGGTCAAGCTGTAAATTACAACAACAACATCACAGTCAATGGAGCGATCGATTCAGAATCCACAGCTCGCCAAATCGTTGATGTACTCAATCAATCTTCATATCGTGGAACTCTTGGCGCTGGTGCCTTTGTATGACAGCTTGGACTCCAGAATGGGCAGTAGAGGTCAATGGCGCAGGAGATATTACTGATTTAGTCATTGCTGACTTAACAGTCACCTCTGGGCGCTCAGACATTTATTCACAGCCTATTGCTGGATATTCTCGCTTTACGGTTAAGAATCTTGACCAGTCAGCCATTACCTTTGATGTAAATGATTCTGTAGTAATCAAAATTAAAAACTCATCTGGCACATATGTCCCCATTTTCGGTGGAGACATTTCGGACATTGATGTAAAGGTTAGAACTGGCGAACCAGCCATTACCCAAGACATAACTATCACAGCCCTTGGAGCTTTATCTAAACTTCCTAAAACCTTAACTGAAGGCGTATTGGCTAAAGACTTTGATGGTGACCAAATCTATGAAATTCTATCTACTATCCTTTTCAACCAATGGAATGAAGTGCCAGCGGCTTTAGAGTGGGCAAATTATGAACCTACTACAACTTGGGCAAATGCTGAGAATTCTGGATTAGGCGAGATTGATCGCCCAGGCGATTATGAGCTTACTGCTCGATCTGCCAGCACTACGGATGTTTATAGCCTTGTATCCACCTTGGCTAGATCAGGCTTGGGATACATCTATGAAGATGCATCTGGTCGCATTGGGTATGCAGATTCAACCCACAGAGGGCAATATCTTGCAGCTAATGGCTACGCTTATGTGGATGGGGGCTGGGCTTATGCAGCTGGTATTTCTACATCAAAACGCTTGGGAGATGTCCGAAACAAAGTCACAATTACCTATAAAAATAATCAGCAAGAAACAGCCGAAGATGCAACATCTATTGCCACTTATGGGGTACAAGCCCAAAACATATCCACTACCCTGGAAAATGGGTCAGATGCAGAATCTCAGGCTGAATTCTATTTAGAGCTTAGGGCTTTCCCTCAGTACCAATTCAAGGCGATAACCTTTCCAATGTCTAACCCAAATATCCCAGATGCCTCACGCGATCAAGCTCTAGGCATTTTCATGGGGTTGCCTCTGGACATTGAGGATTTACCGACAAATATTGCAGACGGTCGCTATCAGGGCTTTATCGAAGGTTGGACTTGGACAAGCCGCTTTAATGCTTTAGATCTAACAATTATCGTTTCGCCAGTAGCTTTCAGCTTGCAAGCATTCAGGTGGAACAATGTACCAATAGCCGAAACATGGAACACAATAAGTACTACTTTAGACTGGAACAACGCTACAATAGTAGCCTAATCAAGGAGAAAAATGGCAACGACAACCAATTATGGGTGGACAACACCTAATGACACAGATCTGGTTAAAGATGGCGCAGCGGCTATCCGCACCCTTGGTTCATCTATTGACACAACCACCAAGGCGCTAAACCCATCAACAACACTTGGAGACATTGAATATCGTTCTGCAACGGCTAACACAAACACAAGACTTGGCATTGGAACTACTGGGCAAGTTTTAGCCGTTAGCGGTGGAGTACCTGCATGGACAACTCCTGCAGGTAGTGGAAGTAACTTTGTTGCTCTCAATGGCGCAGGTACAAGTTTGTCAGGTTCAAGCACATCTATAACAGGTTTGTCAGGTTATGATAAATATTATGTTTATATTTACAATATGAGTGGAAGCACTGGCACTCCAGGTTTTAATATGACTTTTAATTCAGACACAAGTAGCAAGTATGGTGGTGATGCTTTACAATTAAATGCCAACAGCACTGCAATTAACATAGTAGGCATAACTTTTACAGGTATAAATGGTGATACTTCTTTTCCTTTAGGTTTTGCCGCTGCAGCTTCTTCTCTTAATGCAACAATGATGATTACTGGCGGTAATTCTTCGGGTGCAAAAATAGTTGAAAGACAGGCTGGAGTTGGATCAACTAGTGGTAACAGTGTGCTAATACAAACTGGAATTTATACTGGCACTTCGGTTATTTCTTCAATACAAATCACCTGTAGTACTGGCACATTTGATGCTGGAACAGTTTACATTTACGGAAGCGCATAAGGAGCGATTATGAAACTTATATTTAAAGAAGTTAATGTTTTAACAGGTGAAGAAACAATTACTGAGCGTGATGAAACTGCTGCTGAAACAAAAGCAAGAAAAGCGCGAGAAGCAGAGTTAGCAAAACTACAAGCAGAAGCAAAAGCAAAGGAAACTGCTCGTCAAGCAATTCTTGACCGCTTGGGCTTAACTGCTGAAGAAGCCGCAATCCTACTTGGATGAAAGCTAGACTAAGTAAATCTGTAATCCAATTTCGAGAGCAGGCAGACGATTCTTATCCTAACAGAGACCGCCGTAGTGACGGAACAATCGGAGATGCCAGGCACGCAGCCTCAAAGAGCGATCACAACCCTTGCCCTCATACAGGGTACATCCGTGCTTTCGATCTCGATGCTTCTCTCGATGGGAAAAATGCCACAGCTCATTACCTTGCCGATCAAATACGAATTAACGCCAAGTCAAGCAAGCGCATTGCATATGTCATTTTTAATAAGCGAATTGCGAGCAAAAGAACGCTCTGGCGTTGGGTCAAATACAGAGGTACAAACCCACACACATCGCACATTCACATCAGCTTCACAAAGGCTGGTGATGAAGATCGCTCGTTTTTTCAAATCCCACTACTAGGAGCAAACTAATGAAACTAAAGAACCCACTATTCCTTGCAGCTGGAGCATTCTTGGCGGCATGGTCAGCAACCAACTTTGATATTGATTACCGTGCCATCCTTTGGTCAGTATTGTCAGGCATATTTGGATATGCAACACCTAAAAGATAATGACTGCGCAGGACATGGCGGCTCTTGCTGTTGCTGCTACGACCGTTATTGGTTCATTTATTGGCTCGGTGCGCTGGTTAGTCAAGCACTACCTAAACGAACTAAAGCCAAATAGTGGCTCTTCTATGCGCGATCAAATAAATACATTGGAAGCGCGTGTTGAAACAATCATTCGTATCTTAGAGAGGTAACAATTATCTCATGGCGAGAAAAGCAACCAGACAATTAGAAGATCAAGGCTACTCAGAGCTTGATGCTTATTGCATTGGGTTGCATGAATTCTACAAATCCCTAAGAAAAGCAGGCTTTACTGAGTCTATTGCTCTTTTCATGATTACAGAGCCACAGTCTTATCCAGCCTGGATCTTGCCATCTCCAGTCGAACCAGAAAGGTTTGGCGATTACGAAGATGAGGAAGATGACTAAAAAACGCTATCTAGTGATTTCGGATCTACAGATCCCATTCCATCATGAAAGAGCAGTTAAGAATCTAATCAAGTTAGTTAATAAAGAGAAGTTTGATCTAGTACTAAATACGGGCGATGAGCTGGATATGCAGTCTCAAAGTAAATGGGCAAAAGGGACACATTTAGAATTTGAAGGGCAGTTAGATGCCGATCGAACTCTGGCTCAAAACATCCTATGGGATTTGCGCACCACAGATATTACAAGATCCAACCATACGGATCGCCTATACCACACTCTCGTTAGAGGCGCTCCTAGCCTCATTGGATTACCAGAACTTGACTACTCCCGTTTTATGGGTTTCTCAGACCTGGGGATACGCTTTCATAAGAAGCCCTTTGAATTCCATAACGGATGGGTCTTAGTCCATGGTGATGAAGGATCGATGAATTCTAATGCGGGACTTACAGCTTTAGGCTTAGCCAAGAAATTCGGCAAATCAGTCGTTTGCGGACATACCCACAGAGCAGGCATATCAGCCTTTACAGAGGGCTTAGGAGCCCGATACAGGACTTTGTGGGGCGTAGAGGCAGGTAATGTCATGGATAAGGCAAAAGCCTCTTATTTGAAGGCTGGAGCCGCTAATTGGCAGATGAGCGTGGCAATCATAGAAACCCATGGAAACAGGGTGAGCCCAATGCTTGTGCCGATTAATAAAGACGGATCATTTACTGTATATGGCAAATTATATGGATGATCTAATTAGGGATGTTTTTCCTCTTAGGCGCACAATAGATAATGCTGTGGATGATGCAGAATCGTTACCATTTCGTTATCAAAATAAACCCAAATAGTCTGGGATCTGTGGTTCACTAATCCTGTAGCCAACCGAATGAGCTGGCACAAGGGAGCAAGATGAAAACAACGATAGGTACAAAAAGAGCAGCTATTGAGTATGCTCAAAGAGGTTGGGCAGTTATGCCATTGAAAGCTAAGAAAAAAGATCCCCATTTTGATCTGATTAAAAACGCCTATTTAGGCGCAACCACAGATGAAGCTCTAATCGAGTTTTGGTTTGATGTAGATCCAACAGCCAACATTGGCATTGCTTGCATCACATCTGGACTTGTGGTCTTTGATGTGGATTTTAGAAATGGTGGAGAAATCCTAGAAGAATTTGGTGAGACTTACACAGTCGCAACTGGTGATGGGTTTCATTACTACTACCAGGCAAGCCCATCTTTGACATTCAAGGGCTCATTAGAAGCTGGCATAGACATCAAGCACAAGGGATATGTTGCAGCTGCGCCATCGATCCACCCTAATGGCAAGATCTACACAGTAATAAACGATATTGAACCAGCAATGATTTCAACCGATCTATTAGAAATGGGAGCAAAATGAGCGACACATGGTTTTTCTTTATATTCTTAATTGTAGTGCCATTTGCACTTGCATTAATTTATGAGACTGTGGCACACAATAATTATCAACGCGGATTGCGTGAGGGATACCATCGAGGCAGGGCAGTCAATCGCCAAGAATTTTGGGCAGAATGAAAGCTAAAGAGATACTACAAAGTGCAACCGATGTTATGCAAGATCGTGGTCGAATCTATGGTCATCCGAAAATCAACCAGGATCGGATCGCTAGGAGACTTACCAATTTACTTGATTTCCCAATCGAGGACTACCAGGCTTGCCTTGCAATGGTCGAGGTCA